GGAGTACCTGGATATACTGGTTACACTGGTCCTACAGGATTACAAGGAAATACAGGTCCAACAGGAGTTCCAGGCTATACTGGTTACACTGGTCCTACAGGATTACAAGGAAATACAGGTCCAACAGGAGTTCCAGGCTATACTGGTTACACTGGTCCTACAGGATTACAAGGTTTAACAGGTCCAACAGGAGTTCCAGGCTATACTGGTTACACAGGTCCTACAGGAGTACAGGGAAATACTGGTTATACAGGTCCTACAGGAGTACCAGGATACACTGGTTACACTGGTCCTACAGGAGTACAAGGTTTAACAGGTCCAACAGGAGTACCTGGCTATACTGGTTACACAGGTCCTACAGGAGTACAAGGTTTAACAGGTCCAACGGGAGTACCTGGATATACTGGTTACACTGGTCCTACAGGAGTACAAGGTTTAACAGGTCCAACAGGAGTTCCTGGCTATACTGGTTACACAGGTCCAACAGGAGTACAAGGAAATACTGGTTATACAGGTCCAACGGGATTACCTGGCTATACTGGTTACACAGGTCCAACAGGAGTACCTGGCTATACTGGATACACAGGTGCTACAGGATTACAAGGATTAACAGGTCCTACAGGAGTGCCTGGCTATACTGGTTACACTGGTCCTACAGGAGTACAAGGATACACCGGTCCAACAGGTCCAACAGGAGTAGCAGGAATCACTGGATATACCGGACCTACAGGAAGCGTACAAGTTGCAGGAGTAGGTACCGGATCTATTTTACTACAAGGAAGTAATACGAATGTCTATTACTCAGATATTGCGAATATCGATGAATCAGCAATGAATATATCAGGAAACATTATACCAAATCAAACAAATACTTATACATTAGGATTAACAGGTTCCAGATGGAGAGATGTGTATATGGGTCCAGGATCATTAAATATTTCTGGTCCTACTGGAGCTATCCCAGCAACAATAGGTTCCAATTTATCAGGAATAGCTTATAGTCAATATGGTTTTGCAACTCCATTTTTAAATATTGGTCCAAATATTAATCCATTAGCGCCAATAGGAACCATTGGAGGATGGCAAATATATGGAACAGGACCAACTAGTACAGTACCATTTACCGATTTAGTAGCACAATTAACAAATACAACAGGCACAGGATTTACAGGCCCCGCTTATTCATTGATTTATAACAATGGTTATACAGGCTCAACAGGACCAACAGGATCACAAGGTTATACAGGTTATACAGGCTCAACAGGACGAACAGGACCAACAGGATATACAGGCCCTACAGGATCACAAGGACCAACAGGTCCTACAGGAGTAACACAAGTAACTATTGGATACCTTTCAAATACCGGATATACTGGTTTAAGTAATTCAGGTGGACCTACTGCTTACTTTTTAGATTCAGTAAATTTGCCCATTATTGTGACAAATACATCTGCGAAATATTTAATCAATGCTTCTTGTCAAGTATTAAGCGGTAATGGAATAGCAAATATTTCGTCTTCTATTATAAGAAGTAATACTGGTATGAGTGGTATAGGATTACCAACCAATTATATCAACTTGGCAAACAACCAAAAGACTGATGTACTTTATCCACCAACTGATACAAATGCAATTCTCAGTGACTTAAACACTTCTTTATGGTCAATGAGTTCCCCAAATCCAGATCAACGTTCATTAAATGGTGCAACAATTAATATGCAAGCTTATGATACAGGATTTACAGGACCAGGTACCTATTATTACGCAATAAGAGTACAAACAGATTCAGCAAATTTGTATTATGGTAACATAAGAATGTCTACCATTAATTTCAGTTAATATAATCCACCTTTTCCACCTTTAAAAAAGGTGGAGCCAAACTCGAGTGAAGTGGGTGAAGGAAAGTCATAACATGATTTTGGCTCAACATTTTTAAAGGTGGAAAAGAGGTTTTGGCTGAACATTTTTAAAGGTGGAAAAGAGGTTTTGGCTCCACCTTTCCCAAAGGTGGATTGGATAAAATTGATTATAAAAATCGATTTAAAAACAAATTCATATTTGTAACATATGGAACTTTCCGAAGAACAAAATACAGCATTCAATAAATATGTTCAAGGCCATAACATATTTATTACGGGACCAGGAGGTACAGGAAAGTCCGCCCTTATTAAGATGATTTATAAGCATGCTTTCGAACACTTTAAAGATATTCAAGTAACAGCTTTAACAGGTTGTGCGGCGGTCCTTTTAAATAGCAAAGCAAAAACATTACATTCATGGGCTCATATAGGTCTAGGAAATGGCACCATAGATCAATTAGTTACCAAAATTAAAAAAAATAAATTCGCCAAGGCAGCTTGGAAATGTACAGATATATTGGTTATTGATGAAGTAAGTATGCTTTCTCTCAAATTGTTCAACACATTGAATGAAATTGGCAAGATCATTCGAGGAAACCAAAAACCATTTGGCGGAATTCAATTGATCTTTTCGGGCGATTTCTTTCAATTACCACCAGTAGGAGACAGAGATGAATTGGATACACAGCGTTTCTGTTTTGAAAGCGATGATTGGAATGCAATTTTTCATCGAGATTGTCAAATCCAGCTCGTTAAAATATTTCGACAAACAGATGAAACTTATTCGTCCATTTTAAATCAAATACGAGAAGGAAAAATCAAGCGCAAATCCAACGATTTGTTACTACAATATGTAGGGCGACCTTTAGATGCCAATTTAGTCGCAGAACCCACCAAATTGTACCCAACTCGTGCAAAAGTAGATAACATCAATCATACAAAAATGGATACACTTCCTGGCGATGCAAAACAATTTCATATCCAATTTTTAAAAGATTTGGAAATGACCAAAGCAGAAAGAGCAAGACGTGTGGATTTTTCTGCAAAAGATATTCAAATAGAGCTCGAATTTTTAGCCAACAATTTAATTTGTGACAAGGACCTTGTATTAAAAGTAGGATCGCAAGTGATGTGTATTATAAATATTCAGAGCGATACAGGTATAGAAATTTGCAATGGATCACAGGGAATTGTGCAAAGTTTTTGCGAAATAACAGGTGCACCATTAGTGAAATTTAACAACGGAATACAGCGCGTTATGGTGCCTCATAATTGGATCAGCGATAAAATTCCAGGTGTCGGTGTATGCCAAGTCCCGCTCATTTTGGCCTGGGCGCTTACCATTCATAAATCACAAGGGGCGACAATGGATGCTGCTGAAATCGATGTTGGTAGTGGTATTTTTGAATGTGGACAAACATATGTTGCATTATCTCGTGTTAAAAGTCTGGAAGGCTTATACTTGACTTGTTTTGATGCAACAAAAATAAGAATCAATAAAAAGGTAAAAGAGTTTTATGATTCTTTGACACTATATCATAAAACAAAAGAAACAAAGACAGAAATTTATGAGCCATTAATAGTAGCTGATACCATGAACAATACTACAAAAATAATTCATTTATAATTATATATATATAATGTCTTTACCATATAATTTTGATTATAAGGTTTATTTATTATTAAATCCAGATTTAAACCAACATGCAGGTTATGAAGAAGCATGTAGTCATTATTTAACTTTTGGAATAAAAGAAGGTCGTAACTATTTTTCAGATAAAATAAATGCTCCAATAAATGATACAAAAATGTGTATTTTAGTAGTTGTAGTATCATGTAATAAACATAAGAATTTATGGTCTACATTAAAAGACAAAACAAAAAATTTAATTATCATTTCAGGAACAAATGATCGATCAAAACCAATATTTTTTAATAAAAAAAATAAAATTTTATGGATAAATTGTAATGACTATTATGACGGACTTCCCGAAAAAATAGTATTAACAATCGAAGAAATTTTAAAAAATCCCAAATTTCGTAATATTACACATATATTAAAAATTGACGACCATGATACTTTTTTTAACAATGATCATATTGAAAATTTATACAAATGTCCTGATTTGCAAATATACGATTATTTAGGTCAAAAAAAAAATTGCTGGTATAAAGAAAAAAAATGTAATTATCATTTTGGAAAAGTTCCAAAATATAGCTATTGGCATAATAGAACTACAGACATTTCAAATATTACTTATTTTGATGGTGGGTGTAGTTATATTTTAAATAGAAAAGCAATGCAACTCATAAACAATAAATACAATTCTTCAAATATTGATGAACTTCGAGTTACAGAAATTTATGAAGATGTAATGGTAGGAAGAATTTTATTAAATAATAATACTATTAAATACAAAGAACTCAACTATGAAATTAAAGGGGATAAATAATTACTTTCTAATCGTCAAACGTGTAAAATGAATTAAAAATTGAAAAGGAATATAAAAAATAATATTGTCTTATACTAAAGACAATCTGACAACAAATGTTTTACGATTACTGCATTGACAAGGGAATCATTATTGATTATATAAATGAATCCGGAAAATCGAAAACAATGTGCATCAATCAAAAACATGAGAAAAAAATGATGAAACAATATAATTCGTGTACAAAATATGTAAAAAAACTGGAAAAAAAGTGTGAAAAATATTCCTATGAAAAAATTCTTTACGAAAATATGTCATGGACAAGTGAAAAATACCAATTTAAATACGAGACAATTTTACGAAAATGGTATCCATGCATTAAAGAATTTATAAAAGTATACAAAATATCAGTTGCGAACCCCTGCTACTAAATGTATTTTACATTATAATTTAGTTTTATAAAAAAAATTGAAATCGAAAACTTTTTTAAATGAAAAGATACACTTTACCCCCTGCTAATATGAGCCAAGATGGAATCCAATATGTTAATGATTGCAAAAATAATAATACTGATAGGATCATTGATTGTACTAGAGCAAATAATGATTGCCAGGCTACATTTGGAGATTCCGCAAGAATGGAAAAGGCAAGTCCTTCTTTTAATGAAAATAGATTTGCTACTCATGATGTAAACATAAAAATTTATCGATTTAAATTTACTGATGATTTTATGGACGCATTACACATATTTGCAAAAGTGCATCAATATGATCACCGAAAAGTATTCAAGGAAGCATGGGAACTTTGGTTAGAAGAAAATGACAACATCGTTTCAGCCGAAGTAAAACGATTAACTGAATTGAATTACAATGGAGATATAATAGACAAGATGTTTAAATCGGCGCGCTATTATTTCAGAAAAAAGAGCACCGAAAAAAAGGAACCACTGGAAAGGCGCTCTTATATTAGCGGAGACAAGGAATTGATTGACGCAATGGATATGCATATTTTGGAGAATATTGAGCAAGCAAACTATAAGCCGTCAGATGGTTTTGATGATTTTTGCAAAACCAATATAGATTTATTGCAAAAAGAGGTGAATTATTTGTGCCGCTGCGGTATGAAAAATTCGAATGAAATGAAAGAAAAAATCAAGAAAACGTATAAAAATAGGTATTTCTTGATTTCCACAAAGTAAAAGAAAAAAGAAAAATAAAAGAATAAAGAAATAAGTAAAATAAAGTATATATGAATATAGAATTATATGGATTACATAAACATTTTTTATTTCAAAGCCAAAAACAAGAAGATGATAAGAAAACAAAAACAAAAACAAAAAAAAAAGAGCAAAATTTTTATTCGACAAATGAAGCCAATATTTGCCATAAAATAAAGCAAATTCCATATTATAAAAACTTTTTTATGGTACTCGAAGAGTATGATGTTATCAATATAAAAGATGAAACTTTTGAAAAAATAGAAAAATCAAAACAATATGTATTGTTTACCTATAAAAAAGCTTCTTTTTCTTTCTATGATTTTTTGCAAAATACAGATCCAAAAACAATTTTTTTTCGTATACTTCATTCTTTTTCTTATCTTTTGCAAAGTTTCATGTATTTACACGAAAAAAACATTGTGTATTTTCAATTTTGCTCTGAAAATATTGTTTTTCATGAAGAACTTAGAGAGAATCCATTATTGCAAAATTTCCAACTTTCTCTCCAATTATCAAAATTAACACCAGAATATATAACAAATATTATAAATCAAACAACAGATTATAGTTTACAACCATTGGAAGTACATTTGTTGTTTTATTTGATAAAAAACAATATACATACTATTTCTTATTCTTTTATTGAAGAAATAGTAGAAGTATTTGTGAGTAAATTACAAGTATTATCATTTTTCTCTCCAAAGTACAAGGAATCTTTTCAACAAGGATGTATAACTTCTTTAAAAAAATACATCAATGTACCTAAAAGAGAGATAATGTTGGATATTTTGCGCTATTGTAAAAGTTGGGATCTTTATAGCGTAAGTGTCTTTTATTTACATATTTTTGCAACTATTTCTCGTATTTTCTCTCTAAAAGACACTTATGTAAACAAAATAGTAGTAGTATTGGCCAAAAATATACACCCAGATCCTTCAAAACGAGGTATTTTTGAAGAACTATACGAAAATCACGAAAAGTTATTGAATTGTGATTGGTCTTTTATAGATGGTTTAGATGATGGCAAAATGCAAGAGTTGTATGATGAATTGACAAAGTAAATCAATATTTAACGATGCTTGCGAGTACGTCTGCGATGTACCTTTGATTTTCTAGAATGAGTTTTTCGCATCTTTTTAGTGTGTCCCATTTCACCCTTGTGTCCCATTTCACCCTTGTGTCCCATTTCACCCTTACGTCTACTTGACTCTTTTAATGCATCCTTAAATGAGAAATTAGAATCTTTTGCCTTTCCCTCATTGAATATTTTTTTAACAAATAAATTCCATTCACTAGGTGCTCTTTTACCTCCCTTCATTATACATTATATAAAGATAAAAAGATAAAATGAGTATGTAGTTTTTATTATTAATCTTTGTAAATAATAATACATATGGATTTAAACATAGATAACTATACTTATAGCGATTTATTACATGTATTTAAAATATCAAACAACAATCATTTAGAAAATATAAATAAAATGAAACTATTATTCAACACCATTCAAACCAATTATCCAAAAGAAATTGTCGATTTTTTCTCTAAAGCATACAATATTGTATACTCTATTTTTCATTTACACAATACAAACAAAATAGACAGGATTGAGAATTTTGAAGTAATAGAACATTATTGCAACAAAATAAAAAATGTGAGAAATTTAGAAAACAAGCGAGTAGAACAAGTAATCTCTTATTTAGAAGAATTAGAGCAAGACTCCTATATTCATTCTTATGCAAAGGTCTTACCATCCAATTCAACACTAGCTTCTAAAGACAATCGCTCTTTATACAACAATGTTCAAACCAATATAGTCGAAAATACTTTAAACAATAGCATAGCACCTGGAAATATTAATTCCATCAAAAGAATAACTAAAAAATTGAACTTGAACTTAAATAGTTGTTTTCGAAGTAATTTTTTCCAATCTACTTCAGCGGATTTCCAATATGTGATCCCGAGTGAAATAAAAAATGTGGTTTCCATGCGATTAATCTCGTTGGATATTCCACCATGTTGGTATTTAATATCAAAAATAAATAAAAATAATCATTTTGAGATCAGTGTCAGCATAGTAAATCAAAGTCATATAGAAAGCCAAAAATATTTGATAGAAATTCCTGAAGGCAATTATAATGCGGTTACATTAGAAGATTTTTTGAACAATACATATTTCTATAAGTCGACACAACAGGAAAATCCACTTTTAAAATACGTCAGATTTTTCATTCATCCCTGTAATCACAAAACAACCTTTGAAATATTAAATAAAGATGTCAATATTTCTCTCTATTTTTCTGATGAATATAATGAAAATCCTCTAACAACCTTTGGATGGTTATGTGGTTTTCGATTAACAACTTATTTAAATGTAACAAACCAACTTGTATCAGAAGGAATATTTGATAATGGAAACGAAAATTACATATATGTTATTATAAATGACTATCAATACAATACCAATCATATGAATATTGTTGGGTTCGATAAAAGCGTATTGAATGAAAATGTGATTGCCAAAGTGCCTTTTAAAAATGCAAATGGGTCGTTTATTTTAAGCGATACAAATCCGCTATCCCAATGTAGAGAATACAATGGCCCGGTAAATATATCCAAGTTACACATAAAATTAATCGACAAATTTGGTTCTATTATTTATTTAAACAACATGGACATTGCGCTTACTATTCAATTCGAAATATTATACGAAAGTTATAATTTTAGCAATCTTTAATACTATATAAATAGTAAAGAATTAGAAGAGATAGGTGTCGCAGGAAATAATCGTCGTACCAAAAGAAGAAAATCCAGAAGACAAAAGAAATAAATTAAATATTTCTACAAATGTTTTGTATGTCTTCCCATGAAAAAAAATCAAAATCAATACGATTTATAAATTTTTTCAAACAATCTTTTTTGTCATTGTATTTTTTTTCAAAAAAATGACAAATATATTCTTTATAAGTAGTAAACATTTGCAAACTGCTCGGCTCTTGTAAATTCAAATAAATAAAATGGTACTCTTTGAAGTTAAAATTTGTAAAGCATTTAAAATAAAACGTTTTTTCTTTTTTAGAAAATAATTCATAACTATGATCATTATCAGACGTACTCAATTCGGTAACCACTAAATTTGGATAACATATAAAAGAAGTATTTTTAAAATTAGAAAATACTTTATGTAAATCATAATCGAAAAAGGCAAATAAATTCATTCGATAATCAAACATATATTGCGCGCCTTGCAAAGAATAATAAATAGCATGTGCCCCATAAACATGTTCAAAATTTTTATGTGGTCTATACAATTGACTCCTTACACGTTTGTAGTTTACTTGCGAAAAATGAAAATCGCATGCTCCCAATAACAAAAAGTCATATGCACGTTTTTGAATAATATTACAAAACTTGGCTTCAAAATCTTTATGAAAAATAATGTCATCTTCAAAAATAATCGCATGCTGATATTTAGATTCAATAATGTTTTTTAAACAATATAAATGACTTAATCCACAACCCAATTCACCTATGGAAATATTTGTTTTATATTTACTATATTCATCATAATCAGCTTTATTTATTTTTTTCACACTAACCAGTGTAAAACTAATGCCATATTTTCCCATCATGGTCAAAATATAGTTTCGCCGAATTTTATTTTCCTCTAAATTGATAACATATATTTTATCTGTATATTTATTTAAAATATTTCCATTGTTGACAACATCCAAGGTTGTAACATCATAATTATATAACATTTTTTTTATAAATTCAGATTCTTTCATATATAGCACATTACATAATATTTTGAACAATATAATTAAAATACATAATACATGTTATGTTTGTTTTTTCCGATACATAATGGGCCTTAATTCTAATTTTCACATCATTGCATTCAATATTGTTTTGATTGATATAAAAAAGTATATCATCTAAATTTAAAGAATTTTTAATATACTTGAAATCGAATAAAGAAATATAGTTGTTGCATTCTTTTACTACTTCAATAAGTGTATTTGCATCCATTATATTGTAATTATGTTTTTCCGTATATATTTTTTGAATCGAATTACAAAGTAAAAAAGGCTCCGTTTCATTGTTTATATTCTCAAATATTTGATTGGATAATTTTATTTTTTCAGAAATAGTGTCTGAAATAAAAAAGTATTTTGTGATTGAATTGAAAAATATATTTTTGAATTCTTGCATAGTTAAAGAAATAGGATTAAAATTATAAACATTGTATTCTTCATTTGTAGATGGACATTCTATATTGGTTTCTTGAAATGCGTATTCTTTTGAAGTGGACAATTCCGCAATAAATAGATTATATGTATTTGTATGAATGGAGTGATTGGGTATAAATCTATCATTCATTTTGGATGGAACGACACTGGAAACATATCGGATTGGCAAGTTTAGTTTACATTCATTAGTATTCCAAGAATATTGGGTGGGTGCATTATTTTCAAGACCATTAGACCCATCATTAGACACATTTGAATCATCATTAGACGTGATTGTTATAATTTCTTTTCTATTGTTTACGTCATTTTCTGGTGAGTTACATGAAACCGATGTACACCAATTGTTTACATCTACGGGTGCTAAATTGGAATATATTTCATAAGTAAAATACTCGCCATAAGGGTATAAAATATGCTGAATATCTTTGCAAAAACAATTCTCTTTATTTTCTCTGCAAACACTGCAATGTTGCAGATGATTTAAAAATTGGTTATAAAATAAGAAACTCGTTTTTAAATCAATGATTTTTTTGGGAGAAGTATATTCTTTCTTTAAATTGGTATATTTATAAAATGTTTGTGTAATGTTTAAAAAATCGCAATAACTTACATAAGAAACAATTTTTTGATTATTCATTTTTACATATCTATTATTAGGATTCGTTTTTAAATCTGATAAAATAGTTTTCCCTTTTCTATTTTTAATATAATCATAACAACTAGTATCATTATTTTTTGAAAAAACTCTTAACATATAATATTTATTATTATTTAATATAAATATTAAAATTTAATGCATTTTATGTGTCTAAAAAAAGGTATCGTTTTCTTTGTTATCTTCGGATAAAACGTTTTCGTACGATACTTCTGAACTGATGGATTCAGAATCGTCATCCTCTAAATTATTTGAGCTGTTCATTGTAATGTTAGATAAAGTATTGGTTACATTAGAAGAAATATGTTTATTGTAATTGCTGTAAACAATATTTTCATAATCACATTCGGGCTCTTCTTCGATTATTTGCTGACAAACATTGATATTTTTGGGAATTTTCACTAAATAATTGAAATAAACAGATAAGGTTGTATCTAAATCAGCAGAATAATAACTCACCTTAATCTTGAATCGGAAATAATTTTTGCTCTTTTTGTTAATATGATGATTGTAAACTGCTAGTATATTGTCAAAACTTAAACAATTGTGGTACACGTGGAAATTTACTAAAGATGTATGTAAAGACAATTCTTTTGCGAGACCAAGATGCGACACATCACAGCACCTTGTTTTCTTATCCTTAATATGTTTGAAGTGCATAATATCCATCAAATTGAATTTCACACCATTTTTGTAACATCTGAAATTAGAAGATTTGATGGTTTTATTACCAATCAACAACTCATCTAAATTGTGATACTGATTATTTATTTGAAACGTATCATAATTATTTTCGAAAAAAACACGCTTGAACAAATCAAAAGACATCGAAACATCGTTCAATTCTAACGCATCCTTATCACAAACAGGCTTTTCACTATTTGCTAAATGAGCGATAGTAATTTGAAAAACGTTATTTTCTGAAATAGCACAACTTTTACTTGCCATAATAAAATATTTAAATATTAAAATATTTACTAAATTAATTATTTAATAATTCCAAAAACACGCTCTAAAAAATGTGTCGGGGAAAAATTTAAATTGATGGAATTGTTTTCATATAAATTATTAAATACATAAGATTTATAATCATTATTTTTAATAAATTGTATTGTTTTATAAAAGGTATCATGATCTGTAAAAAATATAGTTCCCTTAACAAAACATTTATTTACATTTAATAATTGTATATTTTTGGTTATATTTCTTTTATTAAAAATATCATTTTGTAAAGATAAATAATAATTATCTGGACCAACGCAGTTACACATATTTTTATTTAATTTTTTCTTCAAACTTTCTAAATTATTTGACAATAAAAAATTGGTAAGATCGTTGTATTCGTTTTCAATACTTTTTGTATGTAACTTAATAATATATTCAAATTTATATTTTTGACATATGTCATTATACATGAATAATGTAGGTTGAATATCTGTACCATATTCATTTGTAAAATACACTGAAAAGTGTGTAAAATTTTTGGCAATAATCGACTTAAAATGATCATAATTTGTTTTTGAATTGAAACAAAAAGAAACATTAAATTTCTCTATATTTTTATAGTTGACTATTTTTCCTATCAAATCATTTCCGACGTTAATATTTCCAATAAAGACTAATAAAAGTAGAGGTGAATATGTATCTGAAATAGAATCATGATGTTTATGAATGGTTGTTTTCATAAAATACTCGAAGGACCTAGAATAAAAAAATTTGTTTACAAAATAATTAATGGAATATATTTTGTTATTTTTAAGAACAAGTATATCATTTAAAAAATAAAATATATTTATATCTGGATATACATTATATATTTGTTTAATATGATAAATTAAACCATTCATTCCATAATTATAAAAATGTTGTGATAATTCTTCATTGTTTTTTATGAATATATTGTTGCATTTTTTGTATAATAAAAAATCAATATCAAATGCATTTCTTTTTGTTTTTGTTAAATTTAACTGCAATGGTTTTTTTAAAAAATATAAAAACTCGTTCAAGTTATTATTAGATGTATAATTAAACAAATTTAAATTTTTTTGTATTCTTTTTATCCAGTTTGGATCCGATATCCAAAAATTATGCCCTCCAAAACTATTTTGATTATCTAAACTTTCTGAAGAGAATTTAAAAGCAATATCGAAGGGTGCTACTTTTCCAATATTGAAATTTTGCATATTTAATGAAAAATATACATCTTCTGGACATATAGTTAAATTATTTTGATTCATATATATTTTTGTAGATTCATTTACATGTGTATTATGAATAGATACTTTATTTATTATATCCAACATAATTTGTTTTGTTCTTAAACTAAGTCCGCCATTTCCAACGCGGTTAGGAGTATCATTTGTATTAGTAGGCCAAGGTGCACCAATAAAATCCCACTCCATAAAGTCTTCTATATTATTTTTGAAAATAAAAGAATCTTCTTGATAAATCAATATTTTACTTCCACTAAAAAGATTCCAAAAATTGATGCTACTTAATAATAAATTGTAATTGTTTGGGATTAAATTATCATAATTTGTTTTAATTATTTTTATATTATTTGATATTTGACTACATATATTTTTCATAAACTGATAATTCAAGTTTCCGCAAACAATAGTGTAAGACCATTTTGACCCCAATTTTAAAATAGCATTGCGTATTAAAAACTCAACATGCGGAAAACTTCTATATTCTATTAAAACTGCTTCCCATGAAGAAATATGACTAATATCTGGAATATCTATATGTTTAATCATAAAATTATATTTAAAACATTCAAACCGAAAACGGAGTTTATCATTTTTTTTAATTTCAGATTTAGTAGTTTTATATATTTTACAAAATTTATGTAATGTTTTTTCTAAAAAATTATCAATTGTATTTTTATTATTCATATATATATTTTAGTCGAAATTATTTTTTCTGTATTTAACTTATAAATGATCATTTTAGTATATGGTTCAAACGGATGGATAGGTAATATTTTTAAAGAAATAATGATCCAAAAAAACATTCCATTTTATGATGGCAAAAGTAGAGCGGATTGTAAAGTTACTTTGTTAGAAGAATTGGATACCATTCAGCCGACACATGTCATTTCTTTTATTGGTAGGACACATGGAACCATAGGTGAAAAAAATATTACAACAATAGATTATTTAGAAGAACCAGGAAAATTAGTAGACAATATTAGAGATAATTTATATTCGCCATTACTTTTATCATCATTATGCAAAGAAAAAAACATCCATTATACATATTTGGGAACAGGTTGTATATTTACATTTGATGAAACACATCCATTTGAGAAAGAAGAAAACGGATTTGACGAAAAATCGGTGCCAAATTTTTTTGGATCTTCTTATTCCATTGTAAAAGGATTTACTGATCAAATTATGAATTTGCACTCAGATAACACTCTTAATTTACGTATTAGAATGCCTATTACTGGCACCATTTCTGATCGCAATTTTATTACAAAAATTGTCAATTACGAAAAAATATGTTCTATTTCAAATTCCATGTCTGTGTTACCACAGCTATTGCCTTTGGTTTTAAAAATGATGGAACAAAAAATAACTGGAACAATGAATTTGACAAATCCTGGATTAATCAGCCACAATGAAATACTTACTATGTATAAGGAAATTGTAGATCCTCTTTTTACATGGAAAAATTTTTCACAACAAGAACAGCGTAAAATATTAGCTTCGGAACGTTCCAATAATTTTTTGGATACAAGTAAGCTACAAAATTTGTTTCCTGAAGTGCGAAATATTAAAGATGCTGTTAAAGATTGCTTAATACAATACAAAGCAAATATAGATGCGTTGAAACCAGTTTATAATTTGCTTATAACAGGTGGTTGTGGATTTATTGGAAGTAATTTCATCAATTATTACTTTTATAAGAATAAATTCAATACTTTGGTGAATTTGGATGCTATGTATTATTGCGCAAATGAGTATAATGTAAATGAACAAATTAGAACAAATCCAAATTATGTATTTATAAATGGAAATTTAAATGATGTGGAATTAATTGATCAAATTCTTAAAAAATATAAAATCACTCATGTTATTCATTTTGCCGCTCAATCACATGTTCAAAATTCATTTGAGGATTCCATCAAATTTACATATGATAATGTATTGGGTACAAATAATCTATTGGAATGTTGTAGAAAATATAAAAAAATACAGAAATTTATTCATGTATCCACAGATGAAGTATATGGAGAATCGATGAATACAATTGAAGAATTATGTAAAACGGAACATTCTGTTTTATGTCCCACCAATCCATATGCAGCTACCAAAGCAGGCGCGGAATTAATGGCACAAAGTTATTTACATTCCTATAAAATGCCTATTGTTATTACTAGAGGTAACAATGTATATGGAAGAAATCAATATCCAGAAAAATTAATTCCTCATTTTATTCAATTATTAAAAGAAAACAAAAAAGTTACTATACAAGGAGATGGATCTAGTGTTCGTGCTTTTTTACACGCATACGATACTGCAAAAGCATTTGAAATTATATTAGAAAAAGGAGTAATTGGTGAAATTTATAATATTGGTTGTGACGAAAATATGGAGTATTCTGTGTTGGATATTTCCAAAATATTGATAAAAATGATCAAACAAACGGAAAATTACAAAGACTATATAGAATATATAGAAGATCGACCTTATAATGATATGCGCTATTATATTAGTAATCAAAAGTTGAAGGATTTGGGTTGGAATATTGAAGTTGATTTAATTTCCGGATTGGATGATTTGATACATAATTATAAGATAAATTTTTTTGATTTATTTTTAACAGAACGTTTACCAGATAAATTAAACTATTTTGGTAATTGGATACAAGACGACAATAATTTGGTTCAATTAAAGAATGCATTTATAAATGCAGAACCATATGAGCATATTATGATACCAAATTTCTTAAATGAAGAATATGCTGAAAAAATTTTTAACGAGTTTCCCACAGATATCACTTCATCAAATTGGTATGAATACAACAACCCGATTGAAAAGAAATACGCAAATGATAAGATCAGCACGATGCCACGATGTATAAAAAAATTGTTCAATTTATTATCATGTAAACAAATTTTAGAAAAAATAAATTTGTTAACCGGTATTGAAAATCTTGAATTTGATCCTTATTTGCATGGCGCTGGATTACATGTACATTCTAATGGAGGAAAACTCGATTTACATTTAGATTATGAGAAACACCCTTATTTGAACAAAGAGCGTCGATTAAATATTATTTTATATATGAGCAAAGATTGGCAAGAAGAATGGAATGGGGAAACAGAATTATGGAATAAAGAGTTAACAAAATGTATAAAAAAATCACCAGTTATTTTTAATACTGCCATTATTTTTAAAACCAATGAAATTTCATGGCATGGATTACCAGAAGAAATAAAGTGTCCTGATGGTGTTTTGAGAAAAACAATCGCCTATTATTATATCAGTCCATCGGATTCGATTCCAGATCAAAATAGAATTGGAAATGATGGATCTGGATATAGAACAAAAGCGACATTTCGAAAAAGACCTGAAGATCCTTATGATGAAATGAAGGAAAAATTATATAAAATACGTCCTTTTCGTCTCATCACAAAAGAGGATTTACAAAGTGTATAAATAATACGTAATATATTAAATAGTATGTATTATTCAAAATAAGCGTTGCGTCTAAATTCATGTGTCTAAATTCATGCGTCTAAATCCATGTATAAGGTCCAGATCCCTTTACAATGGTAGCTGATTTCAATGGCTCAACTTCAATATCAACGCGTTTACCTTGTGCTAACCAGTAAAATTCGCAGTTTTCACCATATACTTGGAAGCAGTTGTTTTCAATTTTAGAGGCATACAAGGGCTCCATCTTTTTACCGCAATAAATAGGAGTCAATTGAATAGTAAAATGGGTTGCCAAATTTTTCACATAGTCTGGTAATTCAATAGTAGTAGAAACATTATTTGTAATTTTTCCAATTCCTCTGTAATACACACCCGCTTCTGATCCTTCTAAGCATGCATGTACCAAATATTTGTTTTCATCATCTGGGTGGTTAATTACGAATGATTTTGCAGAATTTGTAATACTTGTAATGGAACCATTTGTTACTACAATATTAGGAACAAAACCAGTAGAAGTAGGACCATAGCCTGTTGTTCCTGTAAGAGGTGGTATTTGTGTTGCAGAAGGACCTGTAGGACCTGTGTTACCAAGTGGTCCTGTGTTACCAGAAGGTCCTGTTCCAAGTGGACCTGTATAACCAGTAACACCAGTAGGACCAGTGTTACCAGTAGGACCTGTTCCCAGAGGACCTGTAGAACCTGTGTTTCCAGTAGGACCTGTAGAACCAGTAGGGCCTGTTCCGACTTGACCTGTAGGACCTGTGTTTCCGGTAGGACCTGTGTTTCCAGTAGCACCTGTAGGGCCTGTTCCGACTTGACCTGTAGGACCTGTGTTTCCAGTAGGACCTGTTGTACCAGTAGGTCCTGTACCGAGTGGACCTGTAGGACCTGTGTTTCCGGTAGGACCTGTAGAACCAGTAGGTCCTGTACCGAGTGGACCTGTATTTCCAGTAGGACCTGTTGCACCTGTATTTACTG